AAATCCATTCGGTGAGCCAGGTGCAGTCTATGCTGCTCTAATAGATATGAATACATATGTTACACCATCGTTTGATGAACTAGCAATTACAATAGACAGCACAGCATTTACATTTGACCAACAGGTATAAACATGACAAAACAAGTAATAGGATTAGGTACTATAGCTAATGACCACACAGGTGATTCACTTCGTGTTGCTGGTACAAAAATCAATGCAAACTTTACAGAGATCTACACAGCAATTGGAAACGGTACACTTCCAGCATTAGCAACAGTTGCAAAGACTGGTAACTATACAGATCTAACTAATAAACCAGCAACTGCACCAGCATTAGCATCAGTTCCAGTAAGTGCAACAGCAACAGGCACAATTGGCCAAATCTCATTTGATGCATCATATCTTTATGTTTGTGTAGCTACAAACGTATGGAAACGTGTTGCTATCACTTCTTGGTAATCTAAATGTTTGGAACGTATTTCTATCATTCGCATATTCGCAAAACAGTTGCCGTTTTTGGCACGCTGTTTAATAACATTAACGTTCAACGCAAAGACACGAATGGTACATCTGTAAATAATGTTAAGGTACCATTATCTTATGGTCCTAAACAGAAGTTCTTAGCACGTCTATTTGAAGAACCAGATTTGAATGCTCCAGAGGTTGCTATTCGTTTACCTCGCATGTCATTTGAAATTACTGGAATGCAATATGATACATCTGTTAAATTAAACAAGATGAATACAATTGCTCAACCAAACATTCATGGCCAAAGCACTATTCGCAATCCTGTACCATATATCATTAGTTTCCAATTAAGCATTTATGCTAAGAATCAAGATGATGCTCTTCAGGTTGTTGAACAGATTATTCCATACTTCAATCCAGAGTATGTAGTCACAATTAGAGAAATTCCTAGTTTAAATGTTAGTAGAGATATCCCTATCGTTTTACAATCTGTGAATTACTCAGATGACTATGAAGGTGACTTTACATCACGTAGAGTACTAATCTATACACTAGACTTTTCAATGAAGACTTTCTTCTATGGTCCTATTACACAGAATCAAGGCGTCATTAAAGATGCAATCATCAATACACGTGATTACGATAATCGTACAATGATTCAAGAAGTTGAGACTATGGTTAACCCATTGAATGCTTCTAAAGATGGCATATACACGATTGATGAAACAATAACTGATTTTGGTTTTTAACTTTACAATGATGAGATTATGAAACCTATAGATACTATTGATAAACGAGATAAGATAGCCAACGCCCTTAATAAGAATTTACCGGTAGCGGTACAAGAATCCCCTCAAGTAGACGATCACCTGCAGGACGACTACATTGAGTCTAGGGAGACATATAAAGAGCTTATAGGTAAGGGCAATGAAGCTATTGATTTGATGATGGAACTTGCAAGAGATTCCCAGCATCCTCGCGCATTCGAAGTTTTAGCTACTTTATTAAAAACACAATCTGATAATAATGATAAACTACTTGATCTGCAGAAAAAAGTTAAAGCACTCAAAGAGCCTACTAAAGGCGCACAGAATTCAAATCCAAATAGTGTAACTAATAATAATGTATTCGTTGGAAGTACTAGTGACCTTCAACGTTTTATTCTACAACAGAATAAAAACCAGGTGATAGATGTCAATAACAACTCAAACACTAAAGAATAACGAGTTTGGCTACAACGGCAATCCGTTAGTCAAACGAGATGGTGTTGAGCAAACTTTTACAAAAGACGAACTAACCGAATACATTCGGTGTATGAATGATCCATCGTACTTTGCACGTACGTATGTTAAGGTTATTAACCTAGATCAGGGTTTAGTTCCATTTGATTTGTATCCATACCAAGATACAATGTTCAAACATTTCAATGATAATAGATTTTCTATTGTCCTTGCTTGTCGTCAATCTGGTAAATCAATTTCATCTGTTGTATATCTACTTTGGTATGCAATCTTTAAGCCTGAGCAAACAATTGCTGTATTAGCAAACAAAGGCTCAACAGCTATGGAGATGATTGGTCGTATCACACTAGCGCTTGAGAACTTGCCGTTCTTCTTACAGCCTGGTTGTAAATCCCTAAACAAAAAGTCGATTGAGTTTTCTAATAACTCACGCATTGTTTCATCTGCAACATCAGGTTCTTCTATTCGTGGTATGTCAGTTAACGTACTATTCCTTGATGAGTTTGCATTCGTTGAGAATGATGCAAGGTTCTATACATCTACATACCCAGTAGTTACATCAGGTAAGTCTACTCGTGTTATCATTACATCTACTGCTAATGGTATTGGTAATGTATTCCACAAAATCTGGGAAGGTGCAGTTCAAGGCACTAACGATTACAAACCATTCAGAGTTGATTGGTGGGACGTTCCAGGACGTGATGCAGATTGGAAAGCACAGACAGTTGCTAACACATCTGAGTTACAGTTTGACCAAGAATTTGGTAATAACTTCCACGGCACGGGTAATACATTAATTAATGCTAACACATTATTGAAGTTAAAGTCTAGACAACCAATCTATTCAATGAATAATGTTAACGTCTATAATACACCTATTAAAGCGGGTAAGAATGAAGAGACTGGTGATATTACACCAGACCATGTTTACATGATGTTTGTAGACGTTGCACGTGGCAGAGGTCAAGATTACTCAACATTTAACTTAATAGATATAACTGAAAGACCATTTAAACAAGTGGCAACATATCGTGATAACATGATATCGCCATTGTTATATCCAGACGTCATTAGAAAATACGCACGTCTTTACAATAACGCTATTGTTGTTATTGAGAATAATGATCAAGGTTCAGTTGTTTGTAATGGTTTATATTACGACCTTGAATATGAAAACACATATGTTTCATCTACAGTTAAGTCAGATGGAATTGGTGTATTCATGGATAAGAAAGTTAAAAAGATTGGTTGCTCAAATATTAAAGACTTAGTTGAGCAGACAAAGATTGAAATCGTAGACGCACAAACAATCGTCGAAATGTCTACATTTGTTGCAAAAGGTCAATCATACGAAGCTTCATCAAATAACCATGATGACTTAATGATGAACTTAGTTTTATTTGGTTGGTTCTCAGCAACACCTATGTTTAGTGAGATGATGGATAGTAATATGAGAACATTTATCTATTCACAACAAGCTAAACAGATTGAAGATGAAGTACTTCCATTTGGATTTATTGAAGATGGCAGGGAAGAAACAACTATTGTTGATGATGAAGGTCAACAATGGAACATAGACAAAGCCTTTGACGATAGGTTTATAAAAGGAAACTTCTAATGAATTTTGCAACAATACTATTTGCCTCAGCATTCATCATTTCAGGTGTAGCTGAGTTCTACTCAATTGCAGGACTAGTATCAATATTCTCATCACAACCTGTAGCTTCTATTATCATGGGTGCTGCATTAGGTGTTGGTAAGTTAGTTGCTGCATCTTGGGTTTATCGTAATTGGAATACTACATCACGCATTTTAAAGTATTATTTTACTAGTGCTGTAGTTATTCTTTCAATTATTACGTCAATGGGTATCTTTGGTTACCTATCAAAAGCACACTTAGATCAATCAGTAATCATTGGTGAATCTGCATCAAAGATGTCTATATATGATGAGAAGATTAAAACAGCAAAGGATAATATTGATGCTAACCGTAAAGCTCTTAAACAAATGGATGAAGCTGTGGACCAAGTCATGGCGAGAAGCAGTTCAGAAACGGGTGCGGATAAAGCAGTTCAGATTAGACGTTCCCAGCAAAAAGAACGTGCGCGGCTTCAGTCTGAGATCCAGACCGAACAGAAAACTATTGCTACCCTTAGCGAAGAGCGTGCACCTATCGCAGCAGAAGTACGAAAGGTCGAGGCCGAAGTAGGACCTATTAAGTATGTGGCTGAGTTAGTCTATGGTGATAGTGCTGAAGAGACTATTGGTAAAGCAGTAAGATTAATGATTATTCTTATCATCTTCGTATTTGATCCATTAGCTATCCTTCTACTAATTGCAGCTAATATGGAATTAAAGAAAACTAAAGAAAAATGGGTTGGTGATGTTTCCTCTACATTTGGTGTAGAAGACAATAGAACTGACATTTCAAGTGGTGAAGATGTAGTGGTTATTAGAAAGCATAACATTTCTCGCATAGATGAGTGAGAATTCTTATATTATAAATACAACTAGAAGTGAATATTCTTATCATGGATCATATTATGCTCTCAAATAACTTATCATCAACACTAAAATCGAGGTAGAGAAAAATGGCTTTTCAAGTTTCTCCTGGCGTACAAGTACGCGAAATCGATCTCACAAACGTAGTACCAGCAGTCTCGACTTCAATTGGAGCGACTGTAGTACAAGCGATTTGGGGACCGGTAGAGGAGATTGTAACCATTACTTCTGAGAAAGATCTTGTAGATACATTTGGTACGCCAACTGCCTCTACTGCTGCTTATTTCCTTAATGCAGCTTCTTTTCTAAAGTACGGTAACAATCTAAAGGTAGTTCGCTCAGTTGGCACTGGCGCACTTAATGCAACATCAGGCGTGTCAGGCGCGGGTACTGGGTTGCTAATTAAAAATAAAGATGTATACGATAACAGTTATGCAGATGGTCAAGGTGCTGTAGGCATCTGGGCTGCTAAGTATCCTGGTCTAGTAGGTAGCTCATTAAAAGTTTCCTTATGCCCAGCATCTAGCGTTGCATTTGCTGCTTGGACATACAAAGATCAATTCACTGGCGTGCCAGGAACATCAACTTATGCTTCTACTGTAGGTGGTACTGCAGACGAAATGCATATCATCGTTATCGATGAAGATGGTGTTATTACTGGAGTAGCTGGTACAATCCTTGAAAAGTTTGCATTTGTTTCTCAAGCTCGTGATGCTAAGGCATTTGACGGCTCAACAAATTACTACAAAGAAGTAATTAATTCAACATCAAAGTATATTTGGTGGATGGATCATATTACAGGTTTGCCTGATGCTGGTAATGCTGCATCGGCTTCAACATTCACAACAATGACTACAGCAACTACAGTTTCATTAGCTGGTGGTAACAATGGTGGTGACCTTACTGTTGGTAACATTGATACTGGATTCCAGTTATTCAATGATGCTGAAACAGTTGATGTTAACCTACTAATTGGTGCTCCAACTCTTGCTTCTGCTGATGGTGTAACTCAGGCTAATAACCTTATTGCTATTGCAGAGAATCGTAAAGACTTAGTTTGCTTTATCTCTCCTCCACTAGCATCTACTGTTGGTAACGCAACACCTTCTGCAACTGTTATTGCTTTTGCTGATCAGTTAACATCAAGCTCATACGGCTTCTTGGATTCTTCAGCTGTTAAAGTATATGACAAATACAACGACGTATATCGTTGGATTCCTGCTGCTGGTCACATGGCTGGTCTATGTGCTAACACAGACGAAGTTGCTGATGCATGGTTCTCACCAGGCGGTTACAATCGTGGTCAACTATTAGGTATCACACGTATTGCATTCAACCCTAAGAAAGCTGAACGCGATGATCTATACAAGAAACGTGTAAACCCAATCGTATCATTCCCTGGCGAAGGTACAATCCTATTTGGTGATAAGACTCTACAGTCTAAGCCAAGTGCATTCGATCGTATTAACGTACGTCGCTTATTCATCGTATTAGAAAAAGCTATTGCTACTGCTGCTAAGTATCAGTTGTTCGAGCTTAACGATGAATTCACTCGTGCTATGTTCCGTAATATGACAGAACCTTTCCTTCGTGAGATTAAAGGTCGTCGTGGTATTACTGACTTTAAAGTTGTTTGTGATACTACAAATAACACTGGTGAAGTTATCGATACAAATCAATTTGTTGCAGATATCTACATCAAGCCAGCACGTTCAATCAACTTTATTACTCTCAATTTAATTGCCACTCGTACTGGTGTTGATTTTGCAGAAATTGGAGGTTAATCATGGCTATTCTAGGAGTTGATGACTTCAAATCAAAACTAGTTGGTGGCGGTGCACGTCCTAACCTCTTCAAAGCTACAATCAATTTTCCAGCTTACGCTGGTGGTGATGTTGAATTGACTTCCTTCTTAGTTAAGGCTGCTCAATTACCTTCATCAGTAGTCAATACAATTACTGTTCCATTCCGTGGACGTCAATTGCAAATGGCTGGTGATCGTACATTTGAACCTTGGACAATCACTATCATTAACGATATTGACTTTAAGATTCGTAACGCTTTTGAACGTTGGATGAATGGTATCAACCAGCATAACAACAACACAGGTCTTACAAATCCAGTTGACTATCAAGCTGATATGTCAGTTGCTCAATTAGACAAAGCAGGTAACGAAGTAAAAGTGTACAACTTCCGTGGTACATTCCCTACTAACTTATCTTCTATCGAATTGTCTTATGATTCTTCAGATGCAATCGAAGAATTCACAGTTGAGTTACAAGTACAATACTGGGAAAGTGATACTACCTCTTAATTTAGGTAGATAAATATAGGAGAGAGGGGTAACCTTCTCTCCTCTTCGTTATAATAAAAGGTAGAAAAAATGGAATTATTTGGTCTTTCAATAACACGTAAAAAAGAAGAAGATTTAGCTCAATCTAAGGCTAAGTCATTTGTTCCTCCTGAATCTGATGATGGCAGCAGTGTCATTGCAGCTGGTGGATACTTTGGTCAGTACGTTGATATGGAAGGCACTAAGGCTAAAGACGACTCTGAACTAATTAAGAAGTATAGAGAGATCGCACTTTATCCTGAGTGTGATTCTGCAATTGAGGACATCGTTAATGAAGCAATCGTTTCTAATGAAGATGACCAAGCTGTAGAAATCGTAACAGATAATCTAGACAAATATAATGATAAGATTAAAAAGCTTATTCGTGAAGAATTTAATAACGTAACTAAATTGTTATCGTTTGGTTCTAATGGTCATGATATTTTCCGTAAGTGGTATGTTGATGGTAGACTATACTATCACATGATCATTGACGATAAGAATCCAAAGCAAGGTATTACTGAGTTGCGTCCTATTGATGCACTTCATATTCGTAAAGTTCGCCAAGTTATTGAAGATAAAGATCCAAAGACTGGTGCTAAACTTATTAAAGGTTACAATGAGTTCTATATCTACCAAGATACAATTCAAGGTAAATCAAATACAGGTTTAAAAATTAATAAAGACGCTATCGTCTATGTTCCATCTGGTTTATTAGACCAACAGTCTAAAAAAGTTTTAGGCTTCTTGTTTAAAGCTATTAAACCTGTCAATCAATTAAGAATGATGGAAGACTCATTAGTCATCTATCGTTTAGCTCGTGCACCTGAACGTCGTATTTTCTATATTGACGTTGGTAATCTACCTAAGGGTAAAGCTGAAGCATACCTACGTGACATTATGGCACGTTACAAAAACAAGATTGTTTATGACGCCAACACTGGCGAGATCAAAGATGATCGTAAACATATGTCTATGTTGGAAGACTTTTGGCTTCCACGCCGTGAAGGTGGTAAGGGTACAGAGATTACTACATTGCCTGGTGGTGAGAACTTAGGTCAGATTGAAGACATCCTCTATTTCCAAAAGAAACTATATAAGTCACTTAATGTCCCTGTATCTCGTTTAGAAGAGAACCAATCATTTGTATTAGGTCGTTCTACAGAGATCTCACGTGATGAAGTTAAGTTTACTAAGTTCATTAGCAGACTTCGTAAGAAGTTCTCTGAGTTGTTCATGCAAGTTCTTAAAACTCAATTGATTCTTAAAGGTGTTATTACAGCAGAAGACTGGGATAGCATGAAGGAAGACATCGTTATTGACTTCCTTAAGGATAACTACTTTGCTGAACTTAAAGAATCAGAAGTTATTCGTGAAAGAATGAATAGTCTTACAATGGTTGATCCATTTGTAGGTAAATACTATTCTGCAGCTTGGGTTCGTAAGAATATCCTTATGCAGACTGAAGAAGAGATTAGTGATATTGACAAAGAAATCAATCAAGAGGCTATGGAATCCCAACAGAATGATGAATTAGCGCCACCTCTTGAAGATGATGCTAAGAAATAATATTTTATAAATACAATTGAAAGAGGTAATTATGAGTGATTATGCGATAAATTTATTGAAGGCGATTGAATCTGGTGACAGAGACGTTATGAATTCATCTTTTTCAGATGCTTTAAATGCTAAGATTGCAGATGCTATCGATGCTAAAAAGATTGAAGTAGCTCAAAGCATCTATGGTGGTCAACCAGAATCTGACGATTCTATTGACTCTGGTGAAGAGGTTGATATTGACACAACGGAAACATCAGACGAAAATGGAACTGAAGAAGTTTAAAGAATACAGAACTACTAGTGAGTTATACGAAACTAGTGGTGATACAAAAGTCGAAGTCAAGAAGACTGCCGGCTTTTTTGTAGTATGCATAAATGGTTTAGAAGTAGAATATTTCAAAACTAAAGATGCTGCTGATGAAGCAGCCAAAGATGCAATAGAGGCAATGGAAAACGAATGAAGTTAATTACAGAACAAATCGATTCAGGCATTCAGTGTTTCACTGAAGCCAAGCAGAACGGTAAGACAGAAGTCTTCATCGAAGGTATCTTCATGATGGCTGACTCTAAAAACCGTAATGGTCGCATCTATGAATCTAAAATTTTACAACCTGCTGTAGAAAAATATATCGAAGAGCAAGTTAAAACAGGTAGAGCAGTTGGAGAGCTTAATCATCCAGAAGGCCCAACTATCAACCTAGACAAAGTATCTCACCTAATTACAGATCTTCGATTTGAAGGTAACAATGTAATTGGTAAGGCAAAAATCCTAGAAACGCCTATGGGCCAAATCGTAAAAGGTTTGCTCGAAGGTGGTGTGAAACTGGGAGTATCATCTCGTGGTATGGGTAGTCTTGAGACGCGCAACGGTGTGAATTACGTAAAAAATGATTTTCACTTAGCGACAGTAGACATTGTTCAAGATCCTTCAGCTCCAAGTGCTTTCGTAAACGGAATCATGGAAGGCGTTGAATGGGTATATGAAAACGGTATACTAACACCTCAAGAAATTGACGAAATTGAGACTGAAATTAAGAGAACTCCAAAGGCTCAGCTTGCTGAAGCTCAAGTACGTGTTTTCCAACATTTCCTCTCTAAACTTTAACAATAAGGAGTGATTTGAATGTCACAAGAAAAAGACATCCAACAATCTGAACAGCTCCTTGATGATGTGAAACTCGATGACAAAGTTGAAGTTTCAGAGGACACACTAGACGAAAACGCTGTAGGTAACCCTGTTAAAGGTAAACCAACAGACGCTAAGTTTGGACAAGGTTCTGACTTCGAAGTTGACAAAGCCAAAAACTTTTCAACAACTTCGCAAGCCCCAGTTCCAAAGACAAAGTCTGGTATCATCAGTGCTGCTGTTGACAAGTTGTCAGGAATGAAAAAGGAAGACCTTCAAGCAGTTTACTCTAAACTCTTCACTGAAGAAGCTGAAGAAGTTGTTGTAGTTGAGGAAAAGAAAGAAGCTGTTATTAGCGAAGAACAAGTTCAGGAAGACCTAAAAGCTCTTGTTGAATCCGACGCTAATCTCTCTGAAGAATTCAAAGAGAAAGCATCCACACTTTTTGAGGCTGCAATTTCAGCGCGTTTAGCTGAAGAAAAAGTAAAGCTAGAAGAGAAGTATATCTCTGAATTATCAGAGGAAGTAGAAGGCATCCGTTCAGAATTAGTTGAGAAAATCGATGGTTATCTCAATTACGTTGTTGAACAATGGATGGAAGAAAATGAGTTAGCAGTTGAACAAGGTATTCGTACTGAGATCGCTGAAAGCTTCATGACTCAACTTCAACAAGTGTTCGTTGAGCACTACATTGAAGTTCCAGAAGGTAAAGAAGATCTAATCGATGATTTATCTGGCAAGGTTGACGAGCTAGAAGAGCAATTAACATCTGCAACTGAGAAATCAGTTAAGTTGGCTGAAGAGTTAGAAACTCTAAAGCGTGTTCAAATTATCGCTGAAGCATCTGAAGGTATGGTTGCTACTGAAGCTGAAAAGCTTAAGTCATTAGTTGAAGGTATTGACTACGATGACGCTGAAACATTCGCTAAGAAAGTTTCAATCGTTAAAGAAGCTCACTTCTCTAAGGTAACTACTCAATCAGAAGTTCAAGAAGATTCTTCTCTAACTGAAGAAACTACTACATCACCACGTATGTCAGCTTATATGGCTGCCATTTCACGCTCACAGAAATAAAAAAGGAAAACATAAAATGTTTTTAGCAGAACAAGCACAACAAAAATGGTCTGAAGTTATCGACCACGCTGGCCTCCCAGCAATCAAAGACCCATACAAGCGCGCTGTTACAGCCGTTATGTTGGAAAACCAAGAGAAGGCTCTTCAAGAAGAGCGTTCACAGCAGGGTTTCTTGAGCGAAGCAGCTCCAGCAAACGCTACTGGTGCTGGTGTTTCTAACTGGGATCCAATCTTAATCTCTTTAGTACGTCGCGCAATGCCTAACCTAATGGCTTATGATGTTGCTTCAGTACAGCCAATGTCCGGCCCAACAGGCTTGATCTTCGCTATGAAGTCACGTTACAATGCACAAAACGGTACAGAAGCGTTATTCAACGAAGCTGATACAGACTACTCTTCATCATCATTCTCTGGTGCTACAGCAACAAACAAGAATGGTACACACGGTGGTTCATCTGATTCCCTACCAGGAACAGATACAACAGTTAACGTTGGTGGTACTGGTACTGCTGGTACATCAGCTGCTGACACTGTTGCTGACCCATTCGGTGTTGGTGGTGGTATGACTACAGCTGAAGGCGAAGCATTAGGTGATTCATCAACTAACAGCTTTGGCCAAATGGCTTTCTCAATCGAAAAAGCAACAGTGACTGCAAAGACACGTGCTTTAAAGGCTGAGTACACAATGGAATTGGCACAAGACTTGAAAGCAGTTCATGGTCTTGACGCTGAAACAGAATTGGCTAACATCCTTTCAGCAGAAATTCTTGCTGAAATCAACCGCGAAGTTATTCGTACTATCAACGTTAAAGCTAAGTTAGGTGCTCAAACAGCTAACATTACTTCAGCTGGTACATTCAGCCTCGTAACTGATGCTGATGGCCGTTGGTCAGTTGAGAAGTTCAAAGGTTTGTTAGTTCAGATCGATCGCGAAGCTAACCAAATCGCTAAAGATACACGTCGTGGTAAGGGTAACTTTATCATTGTATCTTCAGACGTTGCTACTGCTCTTGCAGCTGCAGGTGTTTTGGATTACGCTCCAGCATTGAGCACATCTTTACAAGTTGATGACACTGGCAATACATTTGCTGGTACATTGCTTGGTC